GATAGTTTAAATTATATTGTCGAGTCGATACGGGATGATGATTCGGGTGATATCACATGATAGATACTCGTAAACCGTATCGTCCCGGTGTAATAACCGATTGGAGCACAATAGAAAAACAGGTTATTTATTATCGAACGCATATGGATATGTTTATCGAGGATGCGTTTGCTCCAATCAAATTAACCCCTGTCCAACATGTCATAGCTCGTGAAGTAGGCAATGCTATGGTTTCTGCCGTGGTTGCACCTCGTGGCTATGGTAAAACATGGTTGATAGCAGACTTAGCCTTGTCGCTGGGTTCACTATACCCTGGTACAAAAGTTTTGGTCGTTGCGCCGACTGCTGACCAAGCTACGCGTATAGCCGAAAAGATCAGGGACTTAGCGAACGAGAATGCGAACATTGCGAATGAAATTAAACCTACCAATGCAAGAACGTATGTTTCTATTTCAAAGGACAGCTCAACATGTACTTTGAAAAACGGAAGTATTATCGAGTCGGTTGCAATTGGCAGTGCTCGTTCACGCCGTGCGAAATTAGTCATTGTTGACGAGGCACGGGATGTGGACATGGAGGTTCTTAAGGCTGTTGTTTCCCCTACCCGTAACGAGACCCGTTACAATTGCAGGGCGTATGGTTTTGAGGATTATCCTTCCAAATTAGTGTATATCACTTCTGCCTGCCCGAAGAGCTTTGAGTTTTACAAGGAATTTCAGAGAATACTTCAGCGTCGGGCAAGAGGAGATAAAAAATACTTTGCTTGTGCTTTACACTATAAAACTCCGTTACGGGAGGGGTTAACAAGCGAAGAATATTACGAGGAAGAAAGAGCAAGCTTACCGGAAATTACTTTCAGAATGGAATATGAAAGTAAATTCATCGGAGCTTCTGAAAACTCTGCCTTCCCATACGAACTTGTTCAGAGCTGCAGAACTTTAAACAATATCGAGATGGAACAGCCTAAAGGTTCAAAGTCAAGATATATTCTTTCTTTGGACATAGCTACGTCCAAAGCTAAAGGTTCTGACAACAGTATCTTAATGGTTCATAAGTTTACCGAGAAAAAGGACGGATCGTTCAACCGACAGATTGTACATATTCGTTCTTATAACGGTCAACCGTTAGATTATTTAGCAGAACAGGTTCGTGAATATTTCCATATTAGATTCCCAAACTCAGAGAAGATTGTGTACGACGCACGTGGACTTGGCGATAGTTTTGACAGGTTCTTCGATAAGGCGTGGATAGACATGAGCTCTGGGAAAGAATTCCCGCCGCTGGTTGTTGACGATGAACCGTTGACAAATCCAGATGCGGTGCAGGCGTTGCATCCTTTCAGAGCTGTGAATACTCTTAACCAACGTATCTATACTAATTTAAGAGTTGCTCTGGAAAAACAAACCATCGAACTTCCGAACTCATCACGAATCATTAAAGATAAACTGATGAATTCAACAGATGGAAAGCAGATGTCAAAAGAAGAGTTCGCTAACTTTATTGAGGCTGACGCTTTACAAATAGAGATGGGTAACGTTGTAGCTAAAACAGGAGCAAGCGGGAATGTATTATACGATGTTCCAAAATCTACTATGCACAAGGATAGATATTCGTCGTTGGCTATGGGCAATGACTACATATCTGAACTTGAAAAGGAAAGCGTTCGCCTGCATAAGCACGGACCTGTTTGTGTTGGCATCGTTGGTGGATTCGAAGACGCAGAATCCAAACGTATAGCAAAAACCTTTGGACAATTTTAAGAAAGGGGCTGAGTCCCAATGGGCTTATTTGACCGATTCGCAAATCGGAATAAAACTACTGTGGCTGAACAGCCCCAGACTATGAACGTAGTTGTTGGCGCAGACAATAAGAATGATGTAATAGCCATTCAAAGTTTTGACAACTCCAACTTTACTTTCAGCGGCGACTTGTCCGGCTTTGATTACGTAAGCATTCTTCGTAACAAGCAGGAAAATATTCAAAGTTTTTATCAGCTTGCAGACTATTATGCTGACGCTGATCCTATTATACATGGCATTATCTACCATGTACTCGTTCCATTTTCTACATGTTCAGAATGGTATCTGACTGGTGCAAAACAGAAAACCTATGCTCTTTATGAAGAGCAGTATGAGCGTATGAGGCTTCGTGAAAAGATTGATGCAATTTTTGCCGAGGCTTGGAAGTACTACAACGTATGTTGCTATCTTTACAAAGGCGACCTTATTACTCTTCCTCCGAACAAATGGAAAATCGGTAATACTACTTTCAACGGTACTCCTATTGTCGATTATGATTGTCAAAGTATTATAAACGAAATCAGGAACAAGACATATTCAATTAAAGAAACCTATGTTAAAGATAGTGAACAGGAACATATTTTAAAAGGTTATCCTGAAGAAATTCAGAAAGCAGTTAAAGAAGGACAGCAATATGCACAGCTGAATCCCGATAATACGTTTGTGTTACAGGGAACAAAAGCGACATGGCAACGCTATGCTATTCCATTTATTGCTCCTGCTCTGCGTGCTTTAGCCAAGAAAGAACTTATCTCCAGTTATGAAGATGCTATGCTGAATATTGGTAAGCGTAGTTTTGTACATGTTCAGTATGGTGAAAGTTCTAAAATTACTGACGTTCTTCCAGATCAGGGGCAGCTCTCTGCAGTGCGGAAGATATTCCTTGCGGCTATGAGCGGTACTCCCCTGGCTGTTACGAATCATTTGGCTAAAGCTGATACAGTTCAGTTTGACATGGACGATTTATTCCAATGGGATAAGTATCGTGGAGTAAACAGGGATATCCTGTCTGCCGGAGGTATCAGCGAGGTTATGGTTACTGGTGTTTCTGAAGATGGTTCTACATTCTCAACAGCGCAGGTTTCTACTCAAACAGCAGAAGCCCGAATCAATTCAATGAGGGATGAGTTCTGTGAAATGATGAACAAGATCAACAAACGGTTAACAGAATTTATACCAGGAACTTATAACTTAAAAGAGCCTCCTAAGTTTCATTTTCAGCCGCTCTCAATCGAAGGCAAGAAGGCTTTACGCGAAAATGCTCTTGCTCTTTGGGAAAAGGGTGTTATCTCTACAGATCATATGCTTCAGACACATGGTTATTCTCTTGAAGTTGAAAGAGAGAATCGAGAGAAAGAAAAGAAGGATAAGACAGATGAGATTATGCTTCCTCGTGAAATAACAGATTCTTCTTATGCTCCAGAGAATAATACTCCAGAGAATAATAGTGTTGGGCGTCCAGAAATGGACACTACAGAAAGAAACTCAGATCCTGAAAGTGCTTTAAGGGGTAAGCAACCTAAACCGAGTAATCCCGAAGGATCTATGTAACGTCTATCAGCGCCTCTTGTAAACGACCACCTATTTTTAATTTGCGTGTTACAACGCGCTCTATCTGATAGAACTCCGGGCAGTCTTTGACGTAAGTCCCGGAGTGTTTTCTTTTACATCTGACCGTTGGTCAGAGATAAATCAACGGAAGGGTGTGACCTATATTGAGTCGAAGATTTGACGAGTTAAGTCAGCAGGAAATGCGCAATATCACACAGGAGATACTTGACCGCCGGAAAGGCAAAAACGATAAACGATGGGTTGATATTGTCAACGAGTATAATCTCGATTGTACTTCTGATGACTTGCGCAAATTAGCTTTTGGCGTTCGGTTTGCCAGTGACGCTGGTATGCGGTTTGATGAAAAAGTTCAAACTGAAATCAACAAAGGTTATATAGAACGCCAGAAATTGTATGACATTCAACGTAAAATCAACAAAGACTTACGCGAGCTTTCTCGTACTGAACTACTTTGTGAATGTATAGACTCTGCAATAGAGAAGCTTCCGAAAATAAAAGTGTGTAGCTTTCCTACTGTAAGAAGAACTAAACTGAAACAGCGCGACTTGGTTGTTGGCATTGGAGATTTTCACTATGGAGCTGACTTTGATGTTAAAGGTTTGTATGGTGAATCTATAAACAAATACGACTCGTCTGTATTTAATCACAGAATGAGTATGCTTCTTAGTGAAATCGTAGATATTGTTGACAAAGAAAGCCCGAATCAAGTTACGATCATGATAGCGGGAGATATGCTTGATGGCATGCTTAGGGCAAGTCAATTGCAAAAGTTGGAATACGGTGTTATACAAAGCGCTATGATGTTGTCTGAGACTCTAGCTGTGTGGTTGGCTGAATTAGAAAATGCTATTGAAATTCCGATTCGTGTATATGCAGTGCGTGGAAACCATGGAGAGATTCGTCCGCTCGGAACAAAAGCAGGACAGTTTCCTGAAGAAAACATGGAACGTATTATTATGCACTACTTATTTGCACGTTTTCAAGGTATCAATAGCGTATTAATTGCACAAAATGACGCCCCGCTGATGCAAGTGATTGATGTGTGCGGATATCAGTTTTTATTAATGCACGGTGAAAATGTTAATATGGAGTCTATAGCTAAAGACAGTATTAATCTTTATCAGAAACCTATCGACATTTTCATGGTTGGGCATCTGCATAAAAGTCAATCTTTTAGTTCTGGCATTATGCCAGCTACTAATATATACGTTGAACGTGTGCCGAGTCTGTGCGGTATAGATCCTTACGCTCAAAGCAAAGGCTACGGCGCGTTACCCGGCGCCACCATCATTCTTATGGAAGAAGGATATGGACGTCGGTGTATATATCCTATCATTTTGAAATGAGGTGAAAGAAATGAAGTATGTTACACCAAAAGTCGAAAAGGTTGAATTCAATTATACGGAAAATATCGTTGCCTCGGCTTGCGTTGGTCATGGCGATATGGGTATCGGTCTGGGTCATGGCGGTGGATGCGATCACGACCCTGGACATGGCAATCCGCACAAGCCACATCCGACGAAACCCTAAAACGTGTTCACCCCCCCTTTATATATTAGTTTGAACACATTTTTTAGATACATCCACCGAAAGGTGTTTGTATAGATTAGCCTTGCGCTCTTTGTCTTCCCCCATTGAACGCAAAGCAAAGGGAGAATGGTTATGAGCAAATTAGTATTTGCTTCTGTCATCTCCGAAATCCAGCAGTCAGACGTCTTTATGACTGTAAAGGCTCGCATCTGCGAAGCTCCCGAGGCTAATCTTAACGGAGCGAGAGTTACCGAAGCGTTCATCGACGAAATCGTAGGTAACGAAAAGCGGTATGTCGGGCTTCCGTTATATGCGGACATTAAAGCTCTGACTAATGGAAGTTACAATCGCCTTGGTCATCTGTATGATGTCAGAACAGGCGAGTTCCATTCTACGCAGATTGGAAGTTTCTACAAGTTCGAAAAGCAAAAGAATGGCGAAAAATCTTATCTTGTTGGATATGCTCGTATTCCCAAACGAAACAGGAAGCTTAGCAAAGCAATATCCGAGTTATTTGCTGATGGCGCCTTGAAATTTTCTTTTGAGCTTTCCGTTGGAGAGTATGAAGAACTTGATGACGACACTATCTTAATCGATGCGTCAGAGAACAACTATTTGGAAGGCACAGCCATTGTGACCTATCCCGCCTGCGAAGATGCCGTCGCTCTTGAATTAGTGGCGCAGAAAGCAGATGAAACCAGAAAGGGTGAAAGTGAAATGGCAGAAGTCGAAACCAAGGCTGAAGTCGTTGAGACCGAAGCCGCACAGCCTGAACTGGCTGAAGAAGAAAAAGCCGAAGAAGAAAAGGTTGAAGAAACCGCTTCCGAGGAAGAAGAAGAAACCGCAGCCTGCAAGAAGAAAGAAAAGGCTGAGGACGAAACCGCCGCCGTGTATGTCACAGAAAACCATGTTGAAGTTCATGAGTCAAGTGCTTATGATTCTGAAACAGGTAAGTCTGTGAGCCAGAGAGTTGTTGTTGAGACGACCTCCACGAATGAAGTTGAAGGAACTCTGGTTGAATCCGTTGACGGTGTGCATGTTGCTGAAACTGTCGAAGCCTCTGAAGAAAAAGAGGAAGAAGAAAAGACGGAAACAGCTGAGGATGAAACTCCAGCCGATCCCATTCCCGAAGAAACGGATCAGGACAGCTACGACTCCAAGAAGAAAACTGCTGAACAGATGATTGCTGAACTGCTTGAAACTGTAAACAGTCTGAAGGACGAAATTGCTGAACTGAAAACCCAGAGGGAAAAACAGACGATGACGGCTGAAATTAATCCGTTCATGGGCGATATTAACGCTAAGAGCAAATATTCTCTTTTAGAGTCTGATAGCGCCAAGACGCAATACACACTTCTGTGATGGTGTGTTTACTTTTTATGAAAGGACTGAATAGCTATGGCTGGCTATATGACAAAGCTTCAGGGCTATGTTTATGAAGGCGAGCTTGTGAACGGCGAATCTAGTGCTGTTGAAAACGGTATTCTGATGGTTCCGGGTACCAGCACCAATATTGGTAAGCTGAAGCTTATTGCTAATGCTGATACCACCACCAAGCTGCTTTGCAAAGAAGTTACAACCATTTACGATGGTGTGACTGCGTATCGTTTTGTTGTGCAGAAGCTGAACGCGAATTACTATTTCGTTGAGAACGGCTTCGATATCAACGACAATGCCGCTTATGACAAGCGGACTTATACTACTCCTGCTGGTGCCGAACTGCGGGCTCATCCGCTGCTTGTCGGCGAAGAATTTGTAACTGATAAGGTGACCGGGACTATCGCTGCTGGTACTGAGTACGGCGTGAAGACCGACGGCACTATCGGTTAATGGAGGTGCCGAACATGAGTGAAATTAACGTGAATCGTGACAGCAAGCTCATTAAGGTGCTTGCCGCTCAGGTCAACAACCAGCGTGTTGATTC